ATTATCTAATAAATACCTTACATTTATCCAAGGTCTAAACGCATCTTCTAATTTTTCTAATTGTGGAAAACCTCCTGTACCAGCACTAGCGGTAGTTGCTTTTCTAATGTTTCCTACCCAGTTACAAAATGGATATTTTAACACTTGCGTTCTTGTAGCTCCAGTCGTACCAGCAAATGATCCTGATGGTAAAGGATTAGTTAATAGCAAACCAGTAGAACCCCATGAATCTTGTATATTTGATCTTTTATAGCTATGCTCTAATTCTTCTAAAGCAGTTAAGTCGCCTATTGTTCTTTCTTTTATTTCATCCATCAAACTAATAGTCTTACAGTATAAGTTTACACTATAGCTTGTTTGATTGTCTTTTGTAAGTATGTCTGTTAATTGTAAATATCCATCAAATATTGTAAAAGAATCTTGCTTTAATACAGCCTTTGTTTGTGAATAAGGATTAAAACTAATTCCTGAATAGGTTCTTGTAACATCAAATATATTACTAAATATTTTATTGTTACGCTTAGTAGCTGGTAAGTCAAATGACTTAGAATAGCTTTGTATTTTTTCATCGAACTTAGTAAAATCATCAATACTAAGACTTAGTGGTATATCTTCATCTTCATATAAATCTACAATTACTTGTCCATCTCTTAAATCTGTAAATACTCCATTATTAATTTGTATAGTATGATCTTTTATACTTACTTCGCTTATTGTAAGTCTAGTTCCATCATCATTAATATATGATATACCTAATATTTGTGTTGATCCAGTAGCTTCAAATGTTAGCGTTGTTTGTGTTACATTAGATGTTGTAGGATTGTTTCCAGGTGCTGTAATAGGCGTATTACCATTAGCATCTAAAAAGTTATCTGTACCTATTAATATAAAGCCACCAGCTGCTGCTGAATGTGTTATAGTTAAATCATATTGATTACCAGCGATTAAATTACATAAAGTCTGATATACTCCACTATATGAATCGCCACCAGTTCCTGAATCTAACACTAATGCGTTTAAAGAGCTTGTAGGAGCATCTGCTGTTGTCCATGGACTACCGTTTGTATGATACCCACGCCACAAACCTATTGTAGATGGTGCGTTTGCAAGTCTATCTGCTAGAGGATCAGATGCAGTAGTAGTAGAAACTGTATCAATACCAGCTGAAAAGTTAGAATCAGCTACATACTCTAATATATTAGCAGTTGCTATTGAAGAATACTGCCCTTGGTAGTTCTGTGGGTATAATATTAGTTGTACACTCATGCTTTATGTGTTCTTCTTAATTTAGATTTCTCTATATTAAAAGTGTATTGTATTAGCTTATCATTTGCTACTGTTTTTATAACATAGTTACTGTCTGTAATTGTAACTGGTTCTATATATCTATTGGTAACAGTTGCCGAAGTATCTGACTGAAAGCCTTTGACTATATACACTTCTAAACTATTGTTTAATTCTTCTAACCATTCAGCTTCTGATTCGGTTATATAATCTGTATTTATTCTAATTCTTTCTGTATTGTTTACTCTAAAATTCTTTTTACCTCCTTTGTAACCTTCTGTTAAGAATACATTACTATTCCAGTCGCCATGCGTTTGGTTATATGACACTCTATTAGTGCCTACAGACCTTACAGACTTCATATCGAAAGTATAATAATCCCAAGTACCCCATTGATTTAACCAGCATAATCTAACAGGTACAAATTGTTTTAAATTAGTACATCTAATATTTATAGTGTATAATTGACTAATAAGTGCTCCACTATCATCTTTAGCTTGTAACGTATAGTAACTTACATTTGCTTTGTGTGTGTTCCAGTCTGCGTATGTACTTGGTTTTTTTATGTAACCTCCATCAAAATTAGCAGGAAATGCTCCAAAGTACATTAAGTTTCTATTACTTCTACTACTGTTTGTAGTTTGACCTCCATTTGTCCAATTTTGATTTACATTTATATCTGATCCTAGCTGTGCACCTGCACTATTATATAGCTTTATAGTTATACGGTTTACTTTATTTACTGTAGCTGCTCCTGTACCTATTTGTGGAAAGAAATTTAAAAAAGGCATTGTACCATAATCTGTAAGACTTGCGTACTGTGTAGTAGGTGCATTGCTTAAAAATTTACTGTCTGTATCATTCATATATAGATTGGCAGTATCTATATCGAATCCATAATTAAAATTGTCTAGCGTTAGCACATCAGTAGGGTGCAACATTCCATTAAATATAGTAAATTCTACACTATTTTCTTGTGTAGTAGTGTCTTCTGTTACTGCTCCTGTTGCAGTATCTGAATATTCTAAACTAAATGTTACTTGAAAATGCTTTACAGAATTATTATTTGTACTTAATATATCTATTAAATGTACAGGGTGTGGTGTATTTTCGCTATAATCTACGCCCTTATATGTACTTGCTTCGCCATAAGTTGTACCATTATAATCAGGACTGACATAATTTTCTAATATTGTACTAAAATCAAATATAGCTACTCCTTTTCCATTAGGATTTACTTTAGTGATAGCGACTATTTGACTTGTACTACTAGGATTTATAGCAAATTCTAACACTCTTAGTCTTGCAATAAATTTTGTATTGAATTTATTAGCTACTATAGTATTGTTTGATACAGTAAAAACTACATTTTGTCCTACTGGTATTGCTACTCTATCTTGTCCAAATTGAAATGGTTGTTGTTCTATAATTGTACTCATGATGTAATTGTTACTTTAATATCTTTAATATCTTTTTCCATTGTTGTGTATATGTCTTCTTTTATCATTTCTAGCATTTCTTTTGGGAATCTTTTCATGCCTAATCCTAGTGGTTTTTGAAAAAAGCTAATACCTTTTATACCATCTATTTTTATTTTTCTTCCAATTAAAAATGCTAAAGATTTATTTGTAATATATCTTCCAGTTTCACTATCTCTACCTTTTAATCCTCTTGCTCTTATCCATTTTGATAGTATGCCTGGTGGAGGTTGTTTATCTTTATATTTAAAAGGACTTTCTACATTTCTACCATCCCAAGTTACATAGTTTTGTATCTTTTTGTTTCCTGAAACTCCTTTATCTACAAAAGTTCCATAATTCAACATATAGAAATCTAAAGAAAAGCCATTATCATTTACATCTAATTCAAATTTTATAGAATTATATAAATCTTTATTGACATTTTTCTTAGCCTTAGTTAAATTAGTTCTGGCTTGTTTTACTACATATTTACCAAAGCTATTAAGATACTTTTCTATGTTTTTAGTGTCCATTATACAAGAGCTACAAACATTTCTACTTGCACATCAGTTGTTGCTGATGGTCTAGCTTGTACACTTGTAACATCTTCTAATGTACCATAAGCAGGTGTAGTGTCTTCTTCACCTATTGCAATATTTTCTCCTTGAAATAATATATGTGATGCACCAGCTCTTAAAGTTACTTGGTAATTAGTATTGGTAGTTACTATAGCTAACTTTATTTCTTGATCTGTACTTAGATTAGTTATTCTAATATACTTAGCGTTTTCTACATCTAAAGCACCAGCACTAGCGTGTGGTGTTGATGCAAATGTTGCTATTGTAGTAGTCTGACTATGTGTGCAAGTTAGTATTCTTTCATATACATCTACAATACCTGTAGTTGTTATTGTGTTTGTTGTACCTCTAATAGCTCCATTAAGCGTTACTGATTCTGTTAGGGTTGTTGTTAAATCTGCCATTTTTATTTATTTTAATTATTTCTTTTTTACTTTTTTTTCTTTTTTTATTACATCTAAATTATCTGACTTTATTTTGTATTCATAGCCATCTGTAGTTGTAACAATACACCACTCTATGTTATTTTTAGACCATTTTTTTAGTAGTGTTAATGTACCTGTAATTCTTTCTTTGTCTTCTTCTTTATGTCTGACAATTGATAAATCTTTTATTTTATATTTTTTTTGCATGATATTATTTTTTATCTATTTGTTTTAGTTTACTTATCGCCCAATTAATACCACTAGAGCCACCCCACGCATCCCACATAATACCACCACAACCTTCTGAATATGGTACATCCTTATTTTGTTGGTGTCTTTTAAATGATGCCATTCTTGCTATAGTATCTCTACTTATTGGTTTTTTATTTGCAAGTTGGTTTGCCCTCATCCAGCCAGTTCGTGTACCACAATCACTACCATTTTCTTCTTTCCATTTAATTGCTCTTTTAGCATTGTTTGTAGCAGCTTGTGGATAGTCTGTGTAGCTTTGTAGTTTAATACTAATTGCATCTAATTGTTCTAATATGTCGTTATAGTCCATAAGTAATTCTTGGTGGTATTAGTTGTATTGTTAATTTTCCTATTCTAAATTTTATCATTGTCCTATATAAGTGTCTGTCATTGGTATATTACAAGTTTGGAAGTCGTTATCTACCAGTATGCCTATTTGAAATACCCAGCCAGTAACTGATTGGTCAAACCTTTCTGTAAATGGTTCTAAGGTATAATCCCCTTCTGTAAAATATACAGGTGCATCTATGTCTAGTGCTAATTGTGCTTGCCATTTACTATTTCTAAATATTGATATAATGTCTATACAAGTTTGCAATACATCATTATACACATCTTGTTCATTTTCTTTGCCAGGATCGACTAAATCCATAACAAATATTTGAAAGTTATATGTAAGACCTACACGACCAGTAGTAACATTTACTGGGTTTATATGCATCAAAGGGTATTTAGTATTTTTTTCTAAGTCTATGTCAAATATATCACCCACAGTTGTAGTGCTTATTTGTTTATGATATTCACCTAGCTTTTTAAAAGTATCTACTAAGTTGTTGTATGTCTTGTTATTTATTGCCATTTATTTGTACGCTTTTATTTTGTGCTAAATCTGTTTCATAACTTAACCAAGTAAACGCTTCTAACAGATTAAGTTTAGTTATTTTATCTAAGTCTTTTATATTACCGTTTGTCAATCTATACATTATCCCAAAATACCCCCACTTTTCAGCGAAACCTTCTCCAACATTTTGCTGGTCATTTCCTCTTTCTGATCCAGTAAATATAATTTGGTGATCTTCGACCACTCGTTTACGAAAATCCAAAAAAAAACCAGACTACTTTCTACTTGTTCTGCACTCATCTTTTTAAACTTTTCTGCCCTTACATCTATCTTGCCATCATATGCTTCTATTATATATGCATCACCTTCTTTTTCTACTATTGGTCTATATAATATAGCCATTATTTCTGGTAAATTGTCTTGTACTCCTTGCTTTATAAAATGCTCTAAGTCTGCAAATTCTCCAAGCGTTATATCTGAAAGACTTGGATGGAATCCATACTCTTTACCATCTACTTCTATTACTTTTACAAGCTCATTATTTTTTTCTTGTTGTATTTGAGCAATCCTAGAAAGTATAACTGTTATATCTGGTAATGATAATTTACTTATCAATTTTTCTGGTATATCAGATAGTGTATTAATTAACGCCTTAGTTTCTTGTGCTTGTGTCAGTCCTTCTAATTCTGTTAATTTAATCCACTTTTCTAGTGTTACTTCTTTCCAACTTTCAATTACTCTATACTTTCTAGTCTTTCCTTTTTTCTTAATTTTTACTTCCATAATATATAATAGAAAAAGTTCATATTTAGTTTAAAATTCTTATACTTGCAAAAGTTTTCATTTTGATGTGTGGAGAGGGGGTTGGTTATGCCACCCCTTTTTTTTAATATACAAAATACTTTCCATAGTTACTATCCACTTCGTAATACATACGCATAGCTAGAGCATCTGCATAGTCAGGTGATCTACCTATTATAGCTTTTACTGTATCTTTTGGTAGTATTTGTAGCTTGTTGTCTTTGTCAGCATCCTTCATTCTTACTTGCTCTAGCTCTTCTATAATGTAGTTTTTAATATTTACATCTGTACAGCTTATACCTATTTGTCCTTTGTTTATAAGGTCTGCTAGTTTATAGTAACATTGTGTTTTTAGGTTTTGATAGTTTTCTGCTTTTATAGGTCTTGTGTTAGCCTGAAATGATTGACATCTTAGATAATCTGTTACACCTCCACCAACACCATCAGAATCTACAATAATGTTGCGTAATGGTACTTGGTTTTCTTGTTGTAATTTCTTAATCTCATCCACAACATCATTTACAGCCGATTTAAGCATAGTTCTTATATATCTAAGGTGTAACCCTTGCCATAGCATAATAACCGTTCTATCGCTTCCAAATCGTGCTACATCACAGCTTATGTATTTATTACCATCTATGCCTTTTGTTTCAAATAACGATATAATAGAATTATAATCTATTAGACTATCTTTAGTAGCATCATATTCCCAGTTACCAAATAGTAAACGCTGCTTACTTAATTCATCTAGTGTTTGTAATTGTGTTTCATAATGTTTTGATATATAGGTATTATCGCCTACTAGACTTTGTATGAACTTTCTATATGGTTTTATTTTGTGTTCTTGTGCTGGTCTATAGTATTCTGTATATACCCAGTTCTTAGCTGGGTTACAAGTCATCAACATTTTAGGTATCAATTCATTTTCATCTAGCTTATATCTTAATCTACTAGCTACTACGTTTTTTGCTTTTTCTGTTATCTGGTTTGCTTCATCTATAAAAGCTCCAGTTATTTCTAATGATCCTAAACTATCAAAGTTTCTGTCTGATGGGTATAGGAATAAGTCTTTAAGTATTATTTCTGATCCATTAAAAAAAGTAATAATATTTGTAGAGCCATTAAAGTTATAATGTTTACTTGCTTTAACACCCCATGCATTACATACTTCAAAAAATGTATTTAGTGTAGTTTTTTTAAGTGCATCTAATTTAGACCTACCCATTAAGTATCTAGTCTTAGGGTATTGAATACACATTAGTATTAGATAACTTACGCCTACCCATGACTTACCACCTCCAGCTGCACCTCCAAACAATACTTCTTTTGTCTTATTATCAAATAAGTATTTAAGACATTCTTTCTGTGTTTTTGTGAATTGTGGATTAATCTCCAAGATTGATATTTATTTTTATAGGTTCATCGCCACTTGTAATATCTAAGCTATCGCCATAACCACGTTTCTTACCTCTTGTCTTTAAATAGAATATAGTAGCTGGTGTGCTACCTTTTTCTATTTGTTCTTTTAAGTGTGTTTCTGCAAAGTCTATAAACATACCATCTATTTCTTGTACTTTCTTACGATAGTCCTCATCTTCTTTATACCACTTATAATGCTGTGTTCTACTTAGTCCAGTTTTTTCACATGCTTCTGTTACTATACCTAATGATTTGTGTAGTGCTTTTAATAGTAGTTCTTTATTGTCTTGTGTTCGTTCTGTTCGCTTGTCCATAGTATATAATAGAAAAAATCAACTTTTATTTATCCACTTTCTTGCTATGCTGTTTTCAAACCTTCTGTCTAATTCTTTGGTTAGTATCTTTCTTAACTTAACTTCATTAATGTTAAATTTCTTTTGCATATGCTTAGAGCCGTTAGCATGAGGATTATTAAAGTAATATTCTATAATATCCTTACTTAGTTTTTCCATTTGTTTTGGTGTTCTTCTTGTTTTTGTCATAATGTTAATTTAAAAGGGGGAGGTTAACCTATACAAAGTATAACCGCTCTGTTAATAATTATATTGGTTATAACCCCCTTTCTGTTCGTTAGGTGCTGGTAGATGTAATCCTAAGTCTACTGCTGCCCATGCTCTTATTTCTTCACAAAATTGATTAAATTCTTGTTTGTCTAGTTCTTTAGTTGTTTTTATAATAAATCGTTCTTTTAATACTTCGTGCATTTCAAACTTATGGTAGCCAGTATAATCAGCTATAGGTTGTACTATACACTTCCAGTAATACTTATTTTGTCGTTCACTTCTAATCAAAGGGTTCATTAACTCCACGTTCTCCTATTAGTTTTTCTTTTGCACCATCCCACAGCATATCTCTTTTTTTGCTTAGTGTTGGTTCTGTTCTTATTAGTTTAGGCATACCATCTTCTGGTTCGCTATCCATATACTTACCACAACTACATAGTGCTTGTTTTGCTACCCACTTACCCTCCTTATGCACTATAGTTACTTTGCCTAAGTGCTTTTCTTCTTTACCGCATTCGCATTTATATAGTGCCATTGCTCAATCTATCTAATTCAAACTTTAATACATTAATAGCTTTTTGTATATCTTGCTTTGCTGTATTGTCTTGTTTTTTTCCAGACCTTAATATATACTGTACTGCTTGTGATGTCCAAGCTCCTAACTCAAAGTCATCTACTATATCTTTTACTGTATATCCATGCACCTTACCTATATAGTATTTAGGCTGTGGTTCTTCCTTGTAATTATTTTCCATTTCTTTTTGGTATTGATGTTCTTTCGTATTGCCTATCACTATGTAATGCACCTATCCTGGTTTCGAACTTTTTCATATTTTCTTTTAATTTTCTTTGGTTTCTTTGTTCTTCTCTGTAATCTAAATACGACACAACAAAACTACCAGCTAACATAAAACCAACTATAATTCCAAATGCTATCCACATATTATTTGTTTTTTTTTAATTTATATATTATATAACTAGCTATTGGTGTACCAAATAAAATTGTAATTAAACTTGGATGTGGTTCGCCACATATTCCTATTATGTGTTTTAGTGCTTCAAACATATTTTTTATATAATTTTTTTATACCATCAAAACAAGAAGATAGACACGATCCACAATTAGTACCTGTGCTATAATTAGTCATATATATAGTGTTGTATAGTTCAATCATTTTTGCTTTTACTTCATTATTCTTAGCTCTACCAGTTTTTATATCATCCCAAATATTTAATATTTCATCTATTATTTCTTTTGGTAAATCTTCTGGTGTTTCTATTTCTGTTGTTTTTTGCCAGTATTTTTCTGGACATTCCATTGGTGCTATTCTTGCTTTTACTTTCATAAAACACAAACACCGTTTGCATTGTCCTGTTAATTTAAAATAATATTTACAGTCTTTACATATTGCTAATCTATCTTCATATACTTCTTGACTTGTAAAAAATTTATTCATCTAATACTTCTTTTAATTTTGTTCTTACTTTGTCTATAGTTATAAAAAGACTATTTCTGCTTATCTTTGTTTTCTCTGCTAAACTATCTAATGTGTTGCCTTCATAATAATATAGCTTGAATACATCACGATCGTACCAATTAACTATTGTTTCTGGTACATTATATATGTTATTATAAAAGTCATTAATATTTTCTCTTGTACTGTTGCTTGTATTGTATTGTAAATTAGTATAATATTTTTTATATTTATAATAAAAAGGACTTCTAGGACTTGTCAAAGCTCTTTTCAATACTACTGCACCATATTTTATTATTCCTTGTTTACCATCTTTTGTATATATATCTTTTAATACTTGTTTGTTCATAGTTAAAAAATACATCATTAATTCTTGTACAGCGTTTTCTATGTCGTTTTTATCCGTAGTAAGTCCATAGCACATATCCTTAAATTTATCTGTAAGCTGTGCTATTTCATTATATATATTATTCATTACTTATTTCTAAATTTTCTAACTTAGTAATTACTTCTTGTAATTTTTCATTCATAATAAGTTTGTAAGCTCTTACAGTTGCTGCATTTTTTTTTGTTTCTATTGCTGCTAAATATCCGTTAGTCATTACTGAAATATTTACAGGTAGTATCATAATCCAGTCATACCAATTTGAAGATGTTCTTGACTTACCATAGTTATTATGGTATTCTATTACAACACTTAAAACATCTAAAAAATTATTGTACCTTGTTTTTGTTGATATGTCATCTATAAAAGAATCTACCATTATTAAATATTCTTCCAATATCACTTCGTGCTGCTTACTTGCGTATATTGGAGTTATCATATTCCAAAGTTATAAAAAAAATTATTCTATTCCCTTTTCTTTTTTTAACTTATTAACAGCTTTCTTGTAATAACTAATTTCACTTTCATAATCTACCCTAGACATTTTGATTGTTTGTCTGCACTTGTATTGTAGTTCTTCTGCTGTGCCTTCGCCATATTTAGCATCTAAATTTAATCCAAATCTATACTGTTCGCCTTGTCCAAAAAGATTGTCTTTAGGTGATTGTGGCTGTACATTTATTTCACACCATCTTGTGGCTAGGTTTTTTCTGCTCATAAAATGACCAGCATGAATCTGCTTGTAGTGGTACACCCTTCCAGATGTAAAACACTGTACCATGCCTTCTGCTGTAGCATCTCTTAGTCTAATATAAAGACTAAACCACTTGTCTAGTTCTTTCTTTAGTTTACTTATTGGCTTCATAGCCTAAGTCATTTAGCCACTTATTTTGCATGGTAGTTTGTCTACCCTTATAGTTTGTACCCCTTAGTTCTACGTTTTGTTCTTGTACTTGCCTACGCATTCTACTTATTGTAGTAGGTGGTGTAAGTTTTCCATCAGAAAAAAGAATATAAAAATGTTTGCGTACATTCCAGTCTAATCCAAATTTTTCTAATTCCTTATCCCAAATAGTTGCAATAAGTTTGTTATCATTATCTCTTAATGATACATTTTCTTGTAGTAATTTTAATACTTTTTCTTTTGTTTTCATGTTTAATCTGTTAAGTTAATATAAATGATTCTTAGTATAAATGTTATTGCTATGATTGTTTCCATTATTTAAGTAATTTAATTGGTTCTTGATAGTATGGTACTTGTTTAGGGTCTTGGTTAAGTGTTCTAACTTTGTATTCTGCATCTGATATTGTTTTCTTATGACTTATTACCCAACGGTAAAAAGTTTTGATATTTAAAAACGGTTCAAATTCACAAAACCGTACACCAATTTTGAAAGAATCTTGTATCTGATTGAATGTCAATCGTTTAAATCTATTTTCTGTCATTAGGTCTTGTGCAAATATCTTAGAAAGAGCAGCCATAGTCTTACCATCTGTTCTATGTCCTAACTCTACTGAAGTTACTGAAATAAGATCATATACTTTTTCAGTTAATTCTTTTAAGTTTTCATTTTGTAGTGCTTTCATAATAATTCTTTTCCTTTTAAGTATTCATTTATTTGACTATCTATTTTAGATGCTGGGTTTTTCTTTTCTCTACGTTCCCAATTTCTGACTGCTGCTTTCCAGTCTTTCATCTTGTTGCGACCAATATACCAATTTTTAGAAGAATAAAAATCTATAAAAGCATCAGCACATATATTATTTTTTCTTTCATTACAATATTCATGTACTTCTTCAACAGTTGGTTTTTTAAAACGCCCCTTACTATATGTAATATTATTTTTACTATATGTAATATTATTTTTATCTCTTAAAATATTAGGTGTAGGGTACTCAACCAAACTTATGTGCCTACACAAAATTTCTTTACTACCCTCTTTGTAAGTAACTTGCCTTGTTATATAGTTATTATCTTCTAAAGACTTTAACCAAGTCTGTACAGATGTTTTACTAACTTCATAAAGATCAGCAAAATAACAGGTAGGTGCTTTACATTGACCATTCATACCAATTAGTGCCGATAGTTCTGCATATAACAACTTAGCATTAGGTGTTAAATTTTTATCATATCTAACACTAGCTGGTATTATTGAATAGTAGTTTGGTTTTTGTTTCATAGATAATGGTACTTAAATTTATAATTTTTAAGTGCTAATTTAATATTTTCTATTTGATTTAAATGATCAAAGTAGGTAGTATGTATATCAGCTGTTACATCTCCAGAAGTAACTCTTATAGTACATTCTTTTTTATTTTCATTATTTTTAACACCATTTCTTAACAAAAATTCTTTTAAATGCCAGGAATCATAGAATATATTTAAATCACTATCTATTTTTTTGTATGCCTTATATACAGTATCAAAGTATTGTCTATAAAGACTATCTCTGCTGTATCTATCCTTATGGTACTTAGTATAATGATAAAAAGATGTTCTGTCTTGTTTAAGTACATCTGCCATTATTTCAAATGGAGCATTTTGTTCTGTTTTACCAATAACAGCTATAGCCATTCTGCCATATACTAAACCCTGTTTTCTACTGCTAGTTGCTAAAGAACCTTCTGGAATACCTAAAGAAGTTTCTGCACAAATACGCAAGTTTGTAAACTTATCTTTTTGACTGTCGTAAAATATATTCCTCATAATTAGTATGGTAAATCTGGTAAATCGTTATTATTATGGTCTGTTGGCTTCATAATTCCTGTTGGGTTTTTTGCCAAATCGTGCATAACTTTAGCAGTATTACTTGTGTTAAGTGTTTTTGTTTCTTCTGACATTACCCAGTCTGTAAACTGCTGTGCTATTTTAAGTATATCATCTACACCACAAGTTGAACTGTTGCAAAACTCTACAGCTGCTTTTAAGCTGCTTTGTTTTACTATTGATAATTGCCTGTTAGGTTCTTTTGTATGTGTGTTTGTTTTAAAAGACTTTTTATTACCTTCCCAGTTTGGGTTTTCTGACTTTGCCTTAGTAAATTCATGTTGTCCTATGTCGCCAGTAATTCTATAAGATAATTCGTTACCAATTTCTTGTCTTTGTTGTTTTCCTATATCTATTTTGTCGCCATTTTCCATAACTAATTTATGGTACAGTACAGCAAACTTACCGTAAGGATCACTAACTTTTACTACTTCTTTAATTTTACTAGTTTTAATTTCCATATTATTTATTATTTAATGATTATTGTTTTATTACCGTTTTGTTTATACTCTTTATGTAGTTCTTGTAAGAATCTTTTAATCCTTTCGTTTTCTCTTTCACTTTTATAATGATAGTTTAATTCACCATCTTCGTGGTACTTTGGCTCTACTCTTACTGTATACTTTTCATTTAGATTAAGTCCAGTAGCTTCTTCGTATTTATCAAACGCTTTTTGTACCTGCTCTAAAGTTCCAAAAATTTTAATTTGTGGTTCAATATATTCAGGGTAACCCTCTGTCATTCTGATAAGTCTATTATATTTGACATGATTTAATACAGTACCATCTGTATAAAAAGTATAGTTTTTACATATTAGTTCCATATTAAAAATTGTATTGTGTTGTGTCTTTAAAATTGTAGTATTCAGTTTTCATTTCAATAAACAATTCTTTAATAACATCATATTCGCAATTATTTAAAATCCATTCTCTATTTTCATGACTAATAGAAGACAGAATATTAATAGTAGATTTATTGCATTTATTTAACCATAATGGGTTTTCTTCTATTACATCTAATATAGATATAATAGCTTCTTCTTTGTTTGTTGCTTCTTTCATTTTAAATGTACTTTTCATAATTATATTTTTTAAAGGGGGTTTTTACACCCCCTGTTAATTTATTTTAATTTATTTATCATATTTTTAGTATATTCAATTTGAGAATCCCAATATTCATTTGCAGTCATAATTCTATCAAAAGACCATAACCAGTTTCTTTTATCAATTTCAAATTGTTTGATTGTTTCCCATTCTTTTGTAGTTAATTCCTCATTTGTTTCATCATACTTAAATGTTAATTCTTTTAAGTATTTAAGTGTTTTTAAGCTTTGTTTTAAAGATTCTAAAAATTTTTTTTCCATTTTTGTATTTTTTAATGTTTTCATACTGCAAATATACAAAAATTTAATTATTCACACAATTATTTACAACTTTATTTACAAAGTTATTAACAATGACTATGTTGATAGTGATTTATATAGATAGAGATATTACCAATATCATAATAAGGAAGTATATTAAAATAAGCGGTAATTGGTGCTTAGGCTTCATTATAAGGGCATTAAAAGGTTAATAGGTAGTGTACCATTGTTAAGTACTACAGCGCATCCTATGGCTTGTTTTTTAAAG